CCTTAAGTCGTTCTCCATCGGTGGACAGGCTTTCGAGCGTGTCAACAAGAACGATAGCACCCGTGGTGACTATCGTGAAATACGCCGTATGGAGTTGCATGAGGTGACCATTTGCGAGAAGGGCATCAACCCTGAGGCCCAATTTAGAATCCTTAAGGAGGATACAACAACCAAGAAAGGTGAAAACATGAGTGATGAAAGCGAAACAATGAATGAATTGCAGAATGTGCTGGAGAGACTCTCTAAGAGACTCGACGATGCTGATGACGCAGAGGCCGCTATTAAGGCAGCCACTGACGCGGAGAAATCCGAAGACAAAGAGGCAAAGGAGAAGGCAGAGGATGCAGACAAAGAAGATACAGATAAAGAGGCAAAGGAGAAGTCCGAGAAAGTGGACAAGTCCGAAGCCCTCGATGACGTGATTACCACGGATTATCTCAACTGGCTAGAGACCACAGTGAAGTCAGCAGGTTACGACCCTGCTGCTGCTCGTGAGTCCATAGAAACCCTAGAGGGAGTCGAGAAGGCTTACTTACAGGAAGGTGCACACGGCTACGACCACCGAGGTCAAGGCAGCATCGAAGGTGCTGGTGAGGATGATTCAAGTAAGAGACCCAAGATGAACTTCGGGTCTGGCCCAAGCGGGAACAAGAACGTCATTAAGGCTGAAGATTACATTTCACCCGAGTCAGTAAGTTCCTCACAGATTGAGGAGGCTTACCAAGTTTACAAAGCGGCTGCTCTAGAGCAGAAGTTCAAGACCGAACTAGGTAATGAGTTCTCCATACGACTAACGAAGGAGATTAACTCTAACGAGACCGAGAAAGCACGAGCAGAGTTCGATGCACGCGGCCCACTGGTAGACTTGCAGAAGGCTGTCATCGCACTAGGTGAGAGAATGGAGAACATCTCGATTTCAGAGGGCGAAGACATACAGAAGTCGGCAAGTGTGCCGATGATGACAGTTCCTGAGACCAAGGACATGGCAGAGATGTCATGGGATGATGTCCACCGAATGGCTGGAAAGGCTCTACAGGGAGGCAACTGAATATGGCACGTAATTACGTAAGGACAATACAAGATATGGAGAGGTACTACTACGGTGGTACCGCAACGACTGGGTACACATACAGTAGTGGAGATATACTCAAGGCGGATGCCCCGCTAATGAGCACCACGGCTGGTACTTATCAGGCAATCTATGGCCGGAAGGTTTGGTCGCAATTGAACCAAGAGTTCAATGCGTTCAGTATTCTACCAAAGAAGCCTTGGGAACGCAGTGGATGGAGAATCATCACCGCTAAGCCGTCATTCGCGGTTGGCGGTGGACTGGCTGAGAACGCTACTCTCCCTGACACGACCAAGCCTGACTTCCTACACGTGGCCGCAAAGCCCAAGACCATCGGTCACTCGTTCGACTTGAGCGAAGTGTCCATGTTCCTTTCTGACAAGGATGACGGTCTAGGCGACGTGCGCCAAGTACTCAAGGAAGAGATGGGTAAGCACCACGCAGACCACATCAACAGGATGCTCCTAGAAGATGTGGAGACCCCAGCAGGTAACGACCTCGAGTCATTGGACCGTCTAACAACAGACCCCGACTCGATGACGACCAGCACTGGTCACGTGAGCGCAACCACAGACCACGACCTGTATTCTATCACCCGTGATGGTAGTGCAGACTTCCATAGTGCTGAGGTCGATGTGTCCACAGCAGCGAACACAAACAGGAACCTAAGCCTGAATCAACTGGACGGACTATTCCAGAAGATTTGGACCCGTGGTGGTAACCCCAAGGTCATGCTGACGGGCTACGACACTCTAATGCGCGTGCAACAACTATTGCAGAGCCAGCAGAGATTCATGGAGTCCAAGAGGGTCACCCCCACCTACAACGGTGTAAAGGGTGTGCCTGGTATTGAGGCTGGGTTCATTGTGGCTACCTACAACGGTGTGCCCCTCATTCCGTCCAAGGACGTAGTGCAGGACACATCAGGTATCTCAAGGATTTACTACTTTGATACAGACTATTTGTGGTTCCAAACCGCTATACCGACACAGTATTTCGAGTCGGGTATTGAAACTGGCGACCCGTTCGCCATCAACAGACTAGGCCAAGAAGGTCTTTACCGCACCATGGGTGAGGTTTGGGATTCTTTCTTTGGTGCAGGAGGCTCTATCCGTGACCTCGCATGAGGTTTTTGGAGAGATAACAGGAGGCGATGAATAATGGCAGCGATAACACACAGAGGAATAACCTACACAATGAGCGCGGGAACACCGACAATGAATCTTGACTTGCAACTGCAAGGTGGTGTGGACCAAGACGAAACCCTATGGCTTGACGGCCAAAGCACTGACGGCTACCCTGGGAATCTCAGTGGCTTCCAAGCCACTAACACCCAAGTAGCAGCAAGACACAACCCAAGGATGATTATGCTAAGCCTAGCAGCAGATGTAACCGAAGGTGCTACACTCACCCTAACAGGAGAGTGCAGTAAGATTGTATCTTGTGTCGCTCAGCGTGCTGATGCAACGGCTAACGTGGCGATAGTGAAGACCAGTGATTTGGTCCTAACTTTTGACATGGAAGCCACTGCTGATGGTACTACTGACGACCTAACTGCAATGGAACTTTGGCTCATGGTGGTCTGATTAAGGAGTGACCTCATATGCCGACTATACTTTGGAGAGGACCAACAAGAACCGTGCGTACCAAGCACGGGCACTATGACAGACACACGTCTGTAGAGGTTTCTCAAGAATGGTTGGATGAGCGTCGAGGTGCTTTTTTAGACACTCACTGGCAGATAACGGACGACTATCAAGGAGTCCTATTTACGCAAGACGATGGTGATGGGCTACCAGACATGAACTGGCTCAAGGCAGACATCCAAGTTTGGTTGGCTGACCATGGAGTTCAGATGTCTGGTGTCCGCGCCACTAAGGCGAAGATGCTAGAGAGAGTCGATGAAGTACTCGCGGCAGAGGTCGCAACCGAGGAGGAATGATTTTTATGGCAATCAATTTTGATGATAGACCTATCACAATAGGCAGCATACTACTACTGACCGGAACATGGGCTAATGGTGACACATCTATAGATGCCTCAGACTACTTGTCTGAGATACTACACTTTGATGTGACCGCTAACAGTGCTACTGAACAGGCGAACCCGACTGGCTACGTGACAACCACGTGCCACTTTACGGAGAACGCGTCTGTTGGTGGCAGGTTCATTATACTGGGCCGTCGATGATTGGGGGTAAAACCCCTTGACTGATACGAAGATATTTGAGTTCAAGCCTTCCGAGGCAATAGAACTTGGCGCTTCTGTGGCCGGTGGCATACAGAAGGTATTGGATGACTACACTTTCGGTAAAACAGTAGAGGGTGTAACCAGTTATTTAATGCTGGGAAACCTATATGTCGTGGTTGTCACCGTTTGAGGTGACGACTATGGATGCTGAAGACCTCCGACGCTTTACCAAACAAGGCTGGGAATACGCAACCGGTGAGTCTGTTCGCAAGGATGCAAGTCCACGCGAGCGGCTCGCCGGCCAAATATCAGCGCAGAATACACGTTCACGTAACGTGCGTGATGTGCTGGACATAGGTAGCGGAACACGTTGCAAACACTGCGGTATGCTTCACTTCTGCTATCTAGAGCGCTGCGGCGCATGCTCCAAACCAATGGAGTACAACTTAGGCAAGGTGGAT